ATTACTTACGGCGGGTGTGCGGGTATACGTTGACGGGTGATGTGAGCGCGAAAGCGTTGTTTATCCTGTATGGGCGGGGTGATAACGGCAAGAGCCTATTCCTGGAAATCCTTCGTGAACTTCTAGGACCCTTCGCTGTAGTGGCCGAGCCAAACCTATTGATGAGCAGGCGCGGGGAGGCGCACCCTACGGGTGTTGCGAAGCTATGGGGCGCAAGACTGGCGATTGCCACTGAGACCACAGAGAACAGGAGTTTCAACGAAGCGCTGGTCAAGCAGTTGACGGGAGGAGATACACTGACGGGCCGGTTTATGAGGCAAGACTTCTTTGACTTCAAGCCGACTCACAAGTTGTTCCTAGCAACGAATCACAGGCCGATCGTCAGAGGAACGGACCGGGCTATATGGGAGCGCATTCACCTTATCCCCTTTGATGTGACATTCCACAAGCCTGAGACCGGGAAAGAGCCGGTTGCTGACCCTATGATGCTGGACAAGCTACGGGCCGAACTTCCGGGGATTCTTGCCTGGGCCGTGAAGGGTTGCCTTGAATGGCAGAAAGACGGCCTAAGACCGCCGGCTGAAGTTGTGTCGGCCACTGATGAATACCGGGCAGAAATGGACGTTGTAGCACAGTTTCTTGAGGACTGCTGCATACTGGAGCCTAATGCACAGGCAGGCGCGACAGACCTATACACTGCATATAAGAATTGGTGTAGCGCTAACGGTGAGCGGTGGTTGAGTCAAAGGCTTTTCGGTGGCCGGTTGAATGAGCGGGGATATGAAAGCAGACGAGGCGCCGGCGGGACATGGATCTACGATGGAATAGGAATTGTCCAAGACTATTCAGAAATGTCAGCATATTAGGCGGGAATCGGTGTGTTTCCGCAAGAAAAAGGAAATAACTAGGTGACAATAGTGACGGAAGTGACGGAAGTGACCCTGGAACCCATATAAGCATATAGAGATATGGTTTCTATATGTGCTATATAGAAACTAACGTAACTTCCGTAACTTACGTAACCTAAGAAGAGAACGCCTTCGAGGGCGTTTTTTTATTGGGAGGTGGTCTTGTGATAGAGATTCGACTACCCGGACAGTTGTTATTGATGACCGCTGCTGAGGTCAGCCGGCTACTGGCTGCAAGGCCGGACATATGGCAGAGCGCTTTGAAGCGTGGGAAAGCCATGACCCGGGCCAGGCAGAGACTTGAGCGGACCCCTAAGCGGATACGTGAAGCCGAGTTAGAGATCGCTGATCAGGTAAGGAGGCGGTGTCTGTGATGGTGGTGGTAGGCGTAGCAGGTGCTTTACTTGGCGTTCTATGGCGTTTGCGGTGGTGGAAAGATCTGACGAGTTGAGAGGAGGAAGCAGCGTGGACAAGATTCAGATATTGAACAGCATGATTTGGAACGTTGCCGAGCTTCTGAAGTATGAGCCTGATGAGGCCGAAGTCCGGGCGCTCAGCGAGATATGTCAGGCGATTAACGAACTCAAGAGGCTACATGCAACAAGACCTATACGCGAAGCAATACCTGAGCGGTGGTGAAAAGATGTGGCAAGGTTACCAGGCCGGGCGTGCAGACACCCTGGCTGTCCCGAGATAGTCAGAGGTCCCGACACGCACTGCGAAGAGCATAGAACTGAGGCCAGGCGGGACAGTGACCGCCTGCTTGACAAGCGCCGGGGAACTTCAAGTGAGCGGGGCTATGACGCCAAGTGGCAACGGTTCAGAGAGTGGTTTCTGAGCCGGGCCGGGAATCAGTATTGCCACAGGTGCTTAGAGCTTGACGGGGAGATAGTGAAGGCTGAGGTTGTTCATCACGTTATCCCGGTGAGTGAACGGCCTGACCTAAGGCTTGTCCCTGATAACTGTCAGCCCCTCTGCTACCAGTGTCACACTGAGGTTCACAGGGTAGGGGGTTAGAAAAGTATGGAAGTTTGCCCGTAGACCGGCGCAGTGAGGCAACATCACGCGTTTCAAGGTTTTGAAATTGCGTCCCGAGGGGGTGTTAATTATGGGGGCTAGAGGACCCCTGCCAAAGTTAAGAGTTGTTGACGGCGCCTATGAGCAGCCGAAGAATATTCCGAGACCCAAGCCTAACCTGCCTGAATGCCCTGACTGGCTGAGTGAGGAGGCGAAGGCCGAGTGGAAGCGCGTTGCCGGTCCACTTCACAAGCTAGGACTCCTGACTGAACTAGATCAGCAGACCCTGGCCATGTATTGCGAATGTTGGGCGCGATACATGAGAAGTCAGAAGGTCCTGGCCCGTGAGGGTGACACATACATGAAGCCGAGTGGCGAACCCAAGCAACGGCCTGAGTATTACATCATGAAGGACAGCCTGAAAGAACTGAGGCAATTTATAAACCTGTTCGGTTTGTCACCTACAGCCAGGATGCGGATGCACTTACCCGGCGAACCCGAAGAGGACTGCGAACTTGAAGCATTGCTAGACAGCTAGGAGGTGAGGCAGTGATTACGCTAGAGCGCGTTAAAGAACATCTAAGAATTGAGCATAACCTGGAAGATGCCCTCATTACGGGCTATATGGAAGCAGCGAAAGACTTTTGTGAGTCCTTCCTGGGCCGAAAGCTAGATGAGCTTGAGACTGTGCCGGCAACGGTTCAGGCAGGACTATTGCTGCATACGGCCATGCTTTACGAGTCCCGGGAGGGTGAATTCATCGAGAAGAACCTGCCTGCCGTCAGACTGCTTTACTGGCCTCATAGGGCGGTGAGCGTATGAGGTCCGGCAAGCTAAGACATAGAGTGCTCATTGAGCGATTTTATCAAGAAAAGGACGAAGGGGGCGACTTCATCAAGGAATGGCGCCAGTTGGCCACGACCTGGGCTGCGGTGGAGCCACTCAAGGATTCCGATTATTGGTCCGCTTTGACTGTGGGCACTGTGACGACCCATAGAGTCACCATGAGAGGTTTAGGCGAAGCGTGCAGACCTAAGCCGGGGGACCGGATCGTCATGCTATCGAAGGACAACCGCCTTCTGCGAGTGGAAAGCGTCCTGGACACTGAGGAGCGGGGCTATGAACTGGTTCTAATATGCGAAGAAGTATCTGGAGAGACATGGACCCCTCCTGAAGGGCCGTGAGCTGAATGGATCGGGCTAATAAGGTCCTCAGGTTCATAGGACACTTGAAGCATAGTAAAGCACCCTGGGCAGGCTTGCCCTTTGAGCCTATGCCGTTCCAGGTGGACTTTATCAAGGACCTTTACGGCACATTGAACCCTGACGGAACCCGGCAATACAGGCAAGCGCTGCTATACCTTCCAAGAAAGAACGGAAAGTCATTTGTAGCAGCAGCCTTAGCGCTTTATCACCTAGTGGCAGATGGAAAACAAGGCGCCGAGGTTTACTTAGCAGCCGGTTCGAGGGAACAGGCAAGCATAGTATTCAATCAAGCAAGAGACTTCGTTCGAGGCAATAAGACGCTATCTAAGCGCCTAAGGGTGATTGAGTATAGCAAGACAATTATTGACGATAGAACGTCAAGCGTGCTTCGTGCCCTGTCCGCTGACGCCGGATTACAGCATGGCCTGAACCCTACTTGCGTGATATGTGATGAGTTACACGTCTGGGAAGGTAAGCGTGGCCGCGGACTATGGGAGGCTATCATCACGTCTTTTGGAGGCCGTGAAGAGCCTCTTCTTTTATGTATATCGACCGCCGGCTATGACAGGACAAGCCTCTTTTATGAGCTTTACGACTATGCGAAGAAAGTTCAGGAGGACCCTGAGCGGGACCCGACCTTCCTTCCATGCTTATATGAGACTGGCCCTGATGATGACTGGCTTGACCCTGAGGTCTGGGCAAAGGCGAACCCCGCTTTGGGTGAATTCCGAAGCCTTGAGGATATGGAAGCCCTGGCTACGAAGGCGAAGGAAAGCGCTTCACTGGAGAACTCTTTCCGGCGCCTTTACTTGAATCAGTGGACCTCCTCTGAGGTGGCGTGGATACCGGCTGACAAGTGGGCTGCTTGTGGCGGGCTAATAGTGCCTGAGAAGCTGAAAGGCCGTGAGTGTTACGGTGGCCTGGATCTATCAGCCACAACGGACCTGGCTAGTTTCGTGCTTGTGTTTCCAGATGACGCGGACCCGCCGAGTTATGACGTCTTACCATTCTTCTGGCTACCTGAGGCCAGGGCGACAGCGGAACGGCGTGACGTGGTGGACTATCACGCCTGGGCGCGTGAGGGCTACCTAACGTTAATGCCCGGTGAGGTCCTAGACCAAAGACTCATTAAGCGGGACATTCAGCGGTTAGCCGATACCTACCGCATTAAAGAAATAGCGTTCGACCGCTGGAACGCCTTCCAGTTAGCAGTTGAGCTTGAGGAAGAAGGCGCCACAATGGTATCCACAGGTATGGGCTACGTCTCTATGAGTGTGCCCACAAAGACGCTAGAGGAACTTGTCTTGTCGAAGCGACTAGATCACGGCGGACACCCGGTGTTGAGTTGGAACATTGCGAACGTGGTCCTGGAGCAAGATGCAGCCGGCAACATTAAGCCCTCAAAGGCCAGAAGCAAGGACCGGATTGACGGTGCAGTTGCCCTGATACTGGCTATATCAAGGGCGCTACTACGAGAACGGAAGCAGACAGTCTACAAGGAGAGGGGGTTAGTAGTTATATGATTACCCGATTGAGACAGATATTCAAGCCCCGTGAGAAGCGAACCCTGGCCCAGGGAGACCCTGAGAAGCGGGCCCTAACGCTAAAAGATGATGAAGGATGGCAGGATCTGTTAGGCATATCGACCAGAGCCGGCGTGACTGTGACGCGAGAAACAGCCCTGGGCGTGCCTGCTGCACTTCGAGCGGTGACGTTATTGTCTGGAGCCGTGGCAAGTCTACCGCTCAAGGTATACCGAAGAACCCCGGAAGGCCGGGAGCTTGCTGAGAACAGCGAGATATACAGGCTATTGCACAAAGCGCCGAACCCGATGCAGACGCCGTTCACTTTCAAGGAGCTTGTGATGAATCACCTGCTTCTGAACGGCAACTTCTATGCTTATATCGACAGAACACGTGCCGGCCTGTCGTTGTGGCCTATCGACCCGCAAAGGGTTGTAGTTGAACAGGACCAAGAAACAGGCGTCATTACCTATAAGGTGCATACGGCGAAAGGCGTGCAGGAGTTACAGCCCTGGAGTGTCCTCCATGTGTTAGGCATAACCCTTGACGGCATTCGAGGCATATCCCCGGTGACACTTACCAGGGAAAGCCTGGGCGGGGCTATAGCGGAACTTCGGCATGGGCAGAGCTTCTTCAAGAACTCTGCGAACCTGTCAGGAGTCTTGCAGCACCCGGGACACTTAGGAAAAGAAGCAGCAGAGAACTTGCGAGACTCTTGGCGGGAGAAGTATACCGGACCCGATAATGTCGGCAGAGTAGCGATTCTAGAGGAAGGAATGACATTCCAGGCCACTTCTCTATCAAACAAAGATAGCCAGTGGCTTGAATCTCGGCAGGTGACAGTCTTAGACATAAGCCGGATCTTTGGGGTCCCGCCTGCACTATTAGGACACCTGGAGAAGGCTTCCTATAGCAGCCAAGAAGCGCAGAACCTGGAATTCCTGACCCATAGCCTAAGGCCGTGGCTGACACGTATTGAGCAAGCCTTTGAGCGGTCCCTCATAACAGATGAGAACCTATACTGTGAGTTTACTACCGGTGACCTGTTGAGAACGGATCAGAAGAGCCGTTATGAGGCATACCGCGTAGGACTCTCAGCCGGCTTCCTGAGCGTGAACGAAGTTAGAAGGCTTGAGAACTTGCCGGAAGTTGAGGGCGGTGACGAGTTATTCCGGCCATTGAACATGGCGCTACTCAGCGAAGTGGCAAAGGAGAGTGAGACAACGAATGAATGAGCGTGAAATTAGGTCCTTGCCGGTAACCCTAGAGGCCCGGGCAGAGGAGAACGGCATGAGGACCGTAGCGGGGCATGTTCCCTACGGCGTGGAGTCTGAGGTCTTAAGGGACATATGGGGTGATGAATTCGTTGAGGAGTTGGCCCCTGGCTGCTTTGACGAGTCCCTGAAGGCCCGGGACGTGGTTGCCTTGTGGTCCCACGACACAAGCCAGGTGCTAGGCGGGACCAAGAACCGGACCCTGAGGCTTACGTCAAACGAAGAGAGGCTACTTTTTGACCTTGATCTGCCCGATACTCAAACGGGCCGGGACGCCTGGGAGTCAATAAGGCGCGGTGACGTGGACGGCGTGAGTTTCGGAATGGTGGTCAAGCGTGACAAGTGGAGCAACAATGATGGGATATACAAGCGGACAATCTTAGAGGCTGAACTCTGGGAAATCAGCCCGGCGGTGTTCGCTGCATACCCAGCGAGCGCGGTAACGTGTAGATCGTTGGAGGCTTACAAGAAAACTGCTCAGGAGGTTATTGACATGTCAGATAAGGAGAACAGAGCTATCGAGCCTGAACAGAATAAAACTGAGGAGGTTACCCATATGGAAGAGAAAGAAACCCGGACAGTGCCGACAGTTGCTATTACAACTGATAGCAAAGTGGAAGAGCGTGCAAGGTTCAATCATTTCCTGAGGACCGGTGAACTTCGAGAATCGCCGGCTGCGACCCCGCTAATGGTATCCAGCGAGACAAAGGGCGCTGCTTTGGCCCCGGTGGACTTTGCAAAGGAGATCATTGACGGCCTGGCTGATGTTGCTGTCATGCGACAGATAGCGCGTGTCTTACCGCCTATCAGTGGGAAGAGTGTAGCCTATCCCCGCAGGACCGGAGGAACCGGCGCTGCTATGGTGCTTGAAGGTCAACCTATTGCCCCCTATGACCTGACCTTCGACCAGGTTATCATCACGCCGAAGAAAGCAGCAGCCCTTGTAGAGGTCTCTAACGAACTTCTACAGGATGCGGGCGTGGACATTGCCGGTTATCTGGCACAGCATTTCATTGATGAAATCGGCGAACTGCTTGAAGATCAGTATTGGAATGGTGACGGTGTTGACGCGAACCTGTTGGGTATTCTGACGGCAGAGGATGCGTCCGAGCAACCGCTTATTGAAAGAGTGGAGACTGCTGAGACTACCGGCGTTGACGTGGAGGACATTCTGACTCTGTGGGCCGAGCTTCCTTCAAAGTACCGCCGGAACGCCGTTTTCGTCTGCAATAGCGCTATGGAAGCCGAACTCAGGAAGATGAAAGACGGGAATGGCCAGTACCTGATGGTTCCCGACCTTACGACGGGACTGGGCAATACTCTTCTGGGTAGGCCCCTCTATCTGGCCGAGGGCTTCCCTGGAGACTTGACAGCCGGTGACGATGTTCTGATGGTAGGAGACTTCATGAGAGCCGTCTACATCGGCGACAAGATCGGCATTGACATTCAGAGGAATGAAAGCGCTGGATTCTACAAGGACACTGTGGCATTCAGGGCTATATTCAGAACCGACATACAGCTTGCCTGGCCTGATGCGCTAAGGGTGCTTCAGATAAAGTCAGGCGCTGCTTAAGAGCATATTGCCGGGACCTTCACGCCCGGTGATATAGAACATCGGCCAAGGGGCTGGCTCTCCCTTCGCTGATGTTCGCTTCCTCCTTCAAGGCAAAGGGCCGGCGGTTTCGGAAGGCTAATCACCTAACCCGACACGACAGCCGGCCCGGTGCTATAACCCCGGAAAAGCGACCTCTTAAAACGCATTTTAAGCGCCGATTAGCAGGCGTTGAATGGTATAGCATGGGCAGCAACCCTCACTTTGAGGGGGACTGTGCGTTTCGCATACCCCTTGGTTCAGTTGTAGTCAGACCGGTTACACCTCAAGGGAGAGATGGTGATGAGTTGGAGAAGCCGTGAGATTCGCCGGGCCAGTATTCGATTGATAGAAGCTGAAATTCGAGCATACCCCGAAACCCTCCAGAGCCTCAAAGAGATAGAGCAAGAGATCGCCGGACTTCATTCGCCGGGCGCTTACATCGGCCTGGCTAAGACTACCGGCCACAGTGACCCTACCGCTAAGAAAGCCCTCAAGATGATAGAATCCCCCAAAGTGCGCGAACTTCGTCGGCGAGTGGGCGCCATTAGACGCATGATTCGCATTCTCAAAGCTAGTCCGGACCCTGGCCGGTATAAGCTAATCGAACTGACCTATTGGTCTAATGGCCGTTATGACGTTGAGGGGATTTGCCGAAAGCTGAATATCGGCCGAAGCACATATAACCGCTGGAAGCGTGAGGCGCTGGAGATAGTGGCTGAGCGGTTAGGGTGGGATATTTGACGATTCCGCGAATGCAAAGCAGATTTATGATAAGTCTTGACTAATTATATTCATTGATGATATACTCTTGGTGGAGGTGACAAGTGATGGTTGAATTACCTGATCTTCTGACGATTGAGCAGGTGGCTAAGTATCTGCAAGTATCTGATTCCACCGTTAGACGAATGTTAAAAGACGGCAGGCTTGAAGGTGCAAGCATAGGCCGGGAGTGGCGCATACCTAAAGAGGCCCTGGAGAAGCTGACCCGGCCCGGAGAACCCGAACGGCAGGAAATTCGAGGCGCGTGGCATTTGAAGCAAATGGCGAACCTTGTGGTTGTAGAACGCATAGACGGTGTGATGGGGTGCTTCCCGGTGAACCCCTTCAAGAACGTTGACCTGGAGGCTCTAACCCCATATAAGGGTTATCACCCGGATAAGATTGAAAGCGCCGTCCCAGTGCCGGATTACGTTCTTAGGTTCTACGGCTTGAAGAGGGTATCCCAAGATGGCTAGACCCAGACAAAGAAGGCGCGGG